TACCTGTTTATCGTAGTCAGCTACAGTCTTGTAATTTTCAGACATCTTCTTTTTCAGATCGGACTTTTTGTCCTCTGGTACTTCGATTCCTAATTCTGCTAAAATCTGTTCGTAATTCTGCATTGTATATCCTCCTATACGATATTTGTATACCGCTCGTCTGCGGTAATGGATTAAGACTTATATACCTAAGCCAAGGTAAAAGAGAAGAGTGGACTTGAACCACTCTTGAGCCTCTAACTCTCTCTTAAAACTTGTGGAAGGAGGTTAGTTGATTGAATCACATGAGCATCAAACAATCTACTCTTTTATTGTAAGATATGGAGACTCTTTTTTTCTACTCATTTTTCTAATTTTTTTCACGAAAAAAGCACCATGCGACAACATGATGCTTCAACGTTTTTTGGAGGAGTATGAAAAAATTACAGCTCTACCAATAAAGGTGTTAGAAAATAAATGCTATTGATTGCCACTTTTGTGGCTAATGGAAACAACAGGACTCGAACCTGTGACTGTCCACTTATGAGGTGGATGCTCTAACCAACTGAACTATGTTTCCACGGACCTCGTGAGAAGTCCTGCTGTATTATACTTTATAAAATCAATAAGAAAAAGGGTTGTAACATGAAAAATCTTCGAAACAAATCACATACTAGCAAGTAAAAAATGATTTATTCAACAACAACTATTATTTGTTACAAGTATTATTGTAAATTCTATACTATGGATTTTTCAATACACTTTTCATAAGTTTTTTCAAAAATTTCTTTCTTACATGGATAGATTTCTCCATTTACGCCAGTGATAAGCATATCATCTTTTGTCATGAGAAAATCTCCCTCTAGTGTTGGGATAGTGTAAGAATTGCTGTCATATTGTCTAATGACGTAACCATTGTACATAAGCTTAACAGGCATACAGTCAACTACAGTATCAGCGTTCTCTGCTCCGATTCTCATAAGCTCATCAAACGTGATTGCTTCTATCTCAACAGGCTTCTTTACATATTTAGCCATGTTTTCACACTCCTTATTCAACAAACATCCAATCTTCTGCTAACATATCCGCTTGACTTGCTAACCATCCCATCTGAACACCAGAAGTTCCAACGAATGCGATTGCTTTATTGCCGATTGATTCATGATCGCAGTTTACAACCTCTCCATCTGCTATCTTATATGAAATTCCTGTTGCTAACTGGATATACTGATTCTTTCCGTTCCATCCTTTTCTTTTGACTTTAAGTCCACGTTTCACGTACTTGATAGCATCTCCGAATCCAAATGTGGCTTCTCCACCTAAAACTGGACAATTCGTTTCATCTGCGATTAGCCATTCATCAGACAAAATGTTAGAAAGTGTATATTCCACCATTTTTGTATCTCTAATATCTAATAAGTCTCCCTTTTCTCCGTTGTCTTTATCCCTGCACTGCATCATGATAGTTTCTTTTTCTGTATCCCAGTACCAGAAACCACCCCACGATGGAAGTTTTACTTTATGCCCTGCTTTCATTCTTTTAAATGCTTCTGCAAACGACATGCCGACATCTTCCACTACAAGTTGTACTCTATAGCCGTCCTTGTGTACGATTCCATCTTTCCCATCTGCAATGGATGCAATCAGTTCCCCATCTTTTGTGATATTTAGCTCTTTAAACTTTATACCGTCAATTATCATTCTTGTTCTCCTTTACTTCTCGTGCGTGGTCAGTGCGTTTATTAACTCGTCTCGGGTTTTTTTTAGACCCTCGATGTTGTTCCCTGTGATTTTGTTCTCGATCAAATTAAACATACTTTTCATGACTAAATTAACATCGTTCTGTTGACTGTTAATTGTGTTGTAGTCACTGTTAAGCTTCCGTTTAATATCTTTGATGTCTGTCTCTATTGACGTTATACGTTGCTCTAAATCGTCCGTAGGCTTCTTGTAATGCTTATAGGCTTTGTATAATACGCCTACAGCCCCGCCAATGACTGTAATCCACCCACACACAACCATGATTTGATTAATAGTTTCCAAATTATTTACCTCGTGCGTTATTATACCTAGTCGCTGCACCTCTAGCGGATGATGCTTGACTTCTGTCCCATCCTGCGGTGTTGAGTCTTTCGTTTTGTGTCTTAAGATTGTTCTGCTTGCAGTAATCTTTATAGGCTTGATTCTGTTTTTGCAATAGTGCAGCCTTTTTCTGATACTCCATGTCAAGCTCATACTTTAAGGCTTCATCCTTTGCATTATCCACAGCCGTTTTCATGCCGATTAACTGCCGTTTCGTCTTTCTGATACGTCTTTCAAGTTCTCGCTGTCGTTTCCGTTTCTCGTATTCCTTGCGGTTCTCTTCGCTGTCATAATCCTCAAACGGATTGTTTATTCCATCCCCCGGACCGTGGGAGTGTCGGCAGTTTGCCCCATGGATTCCCTGCACGTTTCCCATACCGCAGACCGAAAAAGGTGGAAATCTTGGGTCGTTACCGCTTTTGCTGTAAAACTTGCCTTGCCACCAGAAATGATTGGTTAAATTATCCCCACCGTTTCCGATTCTGGCTCCCAGATGGGCAGATGTTAAGATAATATCCCAATCCATCTCGTCCATACGTGCGTCTGTAATATCTGCTGCCATCTGGCTTACACCAGTACGGACCGCTCTTGCTGTAGCTGTCTCTATGCTGTCTCTACGTCCACTTGGATAGGTTACATCTGCCCCTTTGTCTATAATGTCGTTAACAGCTTCTTTGACTGCTTCCGTGTAGCTTGTTGTGCCGCTTGCAGTTTGGTTATATGCTTTGTCCACTGCGTCTATGTAATTATCATGGCAGGCGTTCGGCATCGTACCAGTGTAGTTATGCATCTCTCCCTTGGTCTTTTCATAATTCCTTTGCAACAATCGTTGTAGATAAGGACTTTCCCCAAGTGGTTTTGGTTCAAGACCTGCCTTTTTATACACTGCATCATCCCATTCTATAGCCTTTATACCTGCTTCTTTCATGGTTCGTGCGATTGTATCAATTCCTATCTTTGTTGTTTGTGCAATCTCTTTCTGTACCGCTTGCAAGATATACCCTGCATCCTGCAATACATCCATCTGCCACTTGTCAATAGGTGTAAAAAGGTAATCTTCGCCACGTCCTAGCCTTATCATCATTCGTTCGATGATGACAGATACTATCTTGTTATGTAGTTCTTCTGCTTGCTTCTCTGCCTTTTCTGGCACATACCAGAGATAGGTAGGTGTTAACATAATCCCACCTACCTATTCTTCGGGGTCTTTTACCATTAGTGCCGCATCTAGCATCTTCCCAACTACTGCCGCATCCGCAGGCTTGCCCTCTTGCGTTAATGTTTTGTCTGTTTCTGTACTGCCCGTAACTCCTTTTTTGCAGATGTTGTACAACAGCTTTTCTTGTTTTGTAAATGGTTCGGGCAGTTTTACATCTTCGCCATTAAGGTATTCAAGGTATTTTTCAATCCTGTACTTTCCCATGCTTTCACTCCTCTCCGCTTGCACCGAATAAGTCTGGCTCTTTCGGTTGTGCTTCTTCTTCAAGTGCTTTTGCTTCTTCTTCACTGAATCCCTCAAATTTAACTAGATAGTACCAGAATGGAATCTTGTTGGAAGTAACATAGCTGTACCATCTCGCTCTATCTTCATCTTCGTTATATGTAATGTCTCCAAAATCATACACTGTCTCATAAGGTCCGCTTGGTGCTAATTGGTACAGGTCGGCGAAAATATTAAGTGCAGCTATCAAATCATCCATGCAGACTTGTAGTTTGTCTCTCACATCCTTGATAAACTGTATGGTCCTTTGCTGTTCTGCCTCTACACCTGTTGCTGTCTGGATGCCTGTTGTTTCGTTAAACACAAAGTATCCGTTAGAGAATCCGCATTTATAGCCGATCTGTGACAGCAGGGCATTGATTCCTGTCAGTCGTGTATCTGTGTTTAATGATGGGTTTACCTCTTGATAGAATCCATCTAACCCAGTACCATTTACATTCTTAACATACTCTGGCAGTTTTAGACGTTCTTTGTTTCTTTCAATACCTGCCTGCATATTCTTGACGGTTGTACCGCTTTCCATCAATCTGTCACTGTCAATCAATACCATTCTTCGGCTATCGAATATCTCTGTTGTATTTCTGCTGTATGCAACATCTAAGTCTTTAAGTTCTTCTATCGCATCGTAGAAAATTGGCAGTCCTAAACTACAATGCAAGTCTACATTGTTCGCCTGCGGTGTCCTAAGAACTGCATACAGACGTTGTCCGTTTAGATTTGCAAGTCCTACATCTTCTAGTTCTCCACGCCACGGTGTCTCGTCTATGTCAACGAGTTTTCCTGTATCGTTTGCATCCTTAGATGCGTAACAGCGGTTAGTAATTTGATAAACATCCTCAATATATCTGTGATATTCAAGTTTTGTATAATACGTCTTGCCATCACTGGAAATTTCTCTATGCACAAATACAATCCCTTGAATCTCTCCGTTACTTTCGTCCGTAATAATAAAGTTCTCTGGTGTAATCAAGTCCACACTTGCACCGTTAGGCTTTAACACAACTGTACCGTATGCACACCCAAACTCTGTATGATGCCGTACCTGCCCCAGTTCTTTGTCAATCTGCTCCTGCAACCAGTCCGCTCTTGCACTGCCTGTTATCTCTATGCCTATAGCAAGTGTAACAAGTCGTGCCGTCTCACTGCATACAGCCTTTGCAAAATTGATAGTCTTGATATGTTCATCTTTATCCAACCAGTACGGACTACCTCTGTAGATATATCCACATTTTTCTATGATTCTCTGCATCTCTGGACTAGTAACAGTATCAATCTTAAATTCGTCTCTTGCCTTTTGTCTAAAAAGGTTACTTAATATCTCTTTCATTCTGCTAAATATACCCATTATTCCACCGTCACAAGCTCGACGTTTTTTATACCTGTTTTTATGTCTGCTTGCATTAGATCACTGTTTACGTTTATCTCTACAATTCCGTTGTGCCATGCTACCTCTGTAATGTTATCTACATGTAACAGTACATTCCCGATTTTTATGCATCTTACATCTTTTAGATTTATCATTATTGTTTCTATCTCCTTTATGCACTCTCGCCACGTCTCATGCTCATTGGACTTGTCGCATACCTTAATGCATCTATCCAATGGTCGTTGCCGTCTGGATAATCTGCCTTGATTTCTCCGTTTGCGTCCACCTCACGCTCGTAGCTTATTACCTCTTCATATAATCGTGGAGTTCTCGCAGGGTCTATGACTAAGGTCCTGCACTGTAGCCATTCATAACTATACTTGCGGCTACCCGGATATACATTCGTTTTGTTCGCCACAAGTCCTGCATCTCTAAAGTCTAAGATGCTTTCTATCTCATCAGCTCCACAGCTAATACTATAATCGTTGTATCCCCTGTCTATAATCATCTGTGACATTGCGGTATTGCGTATCTTTTGACCGCCTAACTCATCTATGCACAAGATTTTTTGTGATGCAGGCATATATGCACATCTGACAAAAGCTTTCGGGTCTGGATAGTATCCCCAGTCCTGCCCTTGGTATATTTTTTCCTGTCTTGCTATCTCTTCGTCCGTGATCGTGCGGATTTCCAGAAGCTCGAAGATATTTGTTCCCAATCCTACAGGGATTCCCAAATACTCATGCTTGTATGCACGTTCATTCGTTTCTTTTAAGTAGTCTGCATCGACATAGAACTGAGGTCCTAACCACTCCGCAGGAACCGTTGTATAATTGCTCTTATGCCTATAGCTGTCCTCTCTTGCTTCTGCTACATACTTATTTGCCCAATTATTTACACTGATCGGTGGGTTAAACGTCTTAAATACAATAAAACTAGGCCCACCACGCAATATAGATTGCTGCACTGTTCGAATTTCTTCAATACCTGCAAACTCATCTAATTCCTCGAACCACAAATATTTTATATATCCTTTAGACACTTTTACAGACTTTGATTTTTTCGCTTTGTCAAGACCTCTATACAGTATCTTTTGTCCTGTCGGCTTGTATGTGTGTTGCATAGGACTTACAGATGATTCCCACAAATCAGAAACACCTAACGCATCTATTGCCCATTCTATCTGTTCAAACACTGATGATCTGCAAGTATCTTTTACCTTTCGATATACTGCCGCATTTGTAAATTCTCCGTTTGTTTCGTCCTGCATCATACCCAGTACAATCTCTACAGACACAAACGAGGACTTACAAGAACCACGGCCACCGTACAAATCATAATAGGTATGCTTGCCGTCTTGAATATCCCAGTGCACCTTATAAAAAGATGGAGCAATTACATCTGTTAGATTAACCATGTAACCACTCCTTTTACTCTCTAGGGATATTATTTACTATTGTAATTCCCTCTGTTTTGTTCTCTTCCTGCTTCTTGTCTGCATCCCAGTGCTTAAAGTTGTTTCTTAGGTTAAATTGTGCCCCAGAGCTTCCCTCTTTGTCGTACAATCTGCCCTCTGCATACTCTTCCACTCTGCTTTTCGCCCGTGTGATTGTGTCAAGAAACTCTTGTTTTTCGTTTTGGTAATACAACAAATCCGCTCTAGATGTAAAACCAAGATGCAAAGCCAATCCGGTAATTGTTGGCGGTTTCCTGTTAATCATAATAGGATAGCCGCTTTTATTTCTTACTATCTTACCATCTTCTTTTAATACTTCGCCCTCACATAGTTTAAAGTACTCATCTATCTTTTTTTGCATAGTTTTAACGCTTTTATACCTTGCGGGTCTTCCACCTGCACCCATTGCCTCACTTCCTTTCATGATCTACAACTCTTATATTCTTTTGTGCTTGGATTCCTGCTTTTATATTTGTCGCAGGTGCATAGATATGCGTTGTCTATTCTGTCATACTTGCCTACGTTACACATATAGTAGTTCTTTGTATCACTTCCTAGTAGATACATACATTCAGCACAGCATATACTTCTATCTTCCATTCTGCACTTCCTCTCTATATCTGCCACATACGCACATATGACTACACTTAATATTTACTAGGACAACTTCTGTCTTGTTGTCTGGGATAGCTCTTCTTTTTGTCTCTGTCACAATATCACAGTGTACGCAATCGTTACAGC